CATCTTGCCCTGCCACGTGCCAATATCGTCAATGTGCCAAGCGCCGCCCCAGCGGACAGTAACCCCGTGCTCTTTGGCAGCAGCAGCCATAGCGTCGGCTATATCGTCATAAAGATTTAATTCCCACGACATCCGGCCCGAGATATAGGCTACTAAGTCTACAGCCAAGCCGTCAATATGCTTGGATTTCATGGTTTTGCTAGCGCCGCGAGCGACGAGTTCCATCTGACGAGGTACCGAACGCAGTCCTTCGGATACACCGAAATCTACTTTGGTCAACTGGATAGCGCGTTTAACGACCACGACGAGGCTATCTTCTACCCCCTCAAGCCGTTCTAAGCTGCGTTGCGATAGCTCAAAGCTCATTTGGTCAACCCCTGTTTCTTCTCATAGGTACGGAGACCCCCCAAACCAAGCATGCCCAACAACACCGTCATGAGGCTGTCCATGTCGAACGCAGGCAGTGCTGGAAGTGTAACTCCGAAGTACGCAGTTGTAAAGATTACGAGTGGTTGTAACACAAAGTGCCACGCTAGGGCAACCCCGCACGTCCACCCCACAAAAGGACGCCACCCAGAGACAAAAACCGACCGGTGGGACGCCTCTGCCTTATTCACCTCAAGCTGCCCCATTGCCAGCTCTTGGGCGTGTTTTTCCGACATCGTGGCGATCTCATGCGCCAGTTTTGCCTTTTGGTCTTTGTCCTCGATAAACTTGTCCAGCAAGCCCGTCACCGGGCCAATCAGAGCACTAAGCATCCTTGCCTCCCTGCATCTTCGGGCCGCTGTTGACATACAAGCCAAACCACGCCGCGCCAGCGCCCACAATCACAGACACAAACCCGGCTTGGGCATTGGTCGGATCGGGCAGTTCCATGAACCACGTACAGGTCTTATAGAAGACCAACATGTAACTCAAAATTAGTAATCTCGGTACGATGCGCCAAGCGTCTAGGTCTTTAGCTGTCATACTTTCCCCACCATCTCAAAGCCGAGCATCACCAGCCAAGCCAAAGCGGCTAATAGCGCAGCAATAAGCCCGGTGTAGAAAACAGCAAGAAAAAACTCCTGCCGCTTGTGCTTCTGTAGTAACTCGACCCGCTTGCGCTCCATTGCAATCCGCTCGCGCTGGCGCATCATCTCAAGGTACGTCTCTTGCCCATAGCGCAGAATGATCATGCTGCGGAGCTCGCGCTCCATCTCGCCCAGCTTTTGCCGCTGCACCACAAGCTGTAGTGCCTCTTCTTCTACCGACCCGGCGCTTAGCAGCTTCTTAAATATGGGCGGGTTTTTGGCTTTTTCTTCTGCCTTGGCTATGTCGGCCTTAGCCCCAAAAAACTTACCTATATAGCCCGCGACATCCTCAATTTCACGCCCAACTTCCACCGCCTTTTTGATGGTGTTAAACGCCGTCGTGGCGACGGTAAAAGCGGTGATTGGGTCAATCATCAGGTCTTGATACAGTACATCAGCGCCACGTTAGTTGGGCGCGTCTCTGTACCAACAGTCGCATTAAACCTAATAGCGGTTCCGTTACCGGCGTCGTTGGCACCGGTCTCTCTGTAACTAGAATTACCGTTAACAATATTTGACGTACCCGGAGGGTTTGCACCACCTACAGCTTCTGTCGTAGTGAAAGAGTTAATCTTAGACTCTTGGGCATCACTTTGATCGCCGCTAAAACTACGACCCGGATCCAATCCACGGCCATTATCCCAACCACGAATAAATTGACCCCTTAGATCGGGCAAATTAAACGTAGTTACCGTATCGCCGGGGCCAAACTGAATGCCAATAGCGGCGTACAGATCAGAATAAGTAGAACGAGATACAGCCGCCCCGTTGCACTCAAGCCATCCAGTAGGGGGAGTAGTCATGGCAAAGGCAGAAACTGCGCCAGCAGGTAACGCCCCGTTACCGCTGAAACGTCCAGCACCACTAACCGTAACGGAAGTCATATCCGTCATCGACCCACCGGTAATAGTTACATTATCTGCGTTTTGCGTTGCAATAGAGCCAAGCCCCATAGACGTGCGAGCAGTGGCACCAGATTCAGTCGTCCAAGTCGTGCCATCAGATACCAAAAAATTACCATCGGTGCCGGGTGCAACTGTTTGAACTGCTGACGTACCGTTACCTAGAATAATGTTGTTTGCTGTAAGACTTGTAGCGCCCGTGCCGCCGTTGGCAACAGCAAGCGTATCCGTTAAGTTTGCAGCGTCAATGGTTCGGAAATTAGTACCGTCTGTATACAAAAGAAGGCTTTGCCCAGCCGCTACCGCAACCCCCGTGCCAGCTGCCGTTGTATTGCCAAGAACGGTAGAGTTATAAATCGTAGCCGTGTAACTACCACTAGCATTACGAACAATGTAAAGCTTTGGCGACGGCGGTGTATACACATTGAAGTTGGCACCTGTGGAAGTATCCAGTACCAGCATCATATTGCGCGATTGATCGTCAGCACCTTCTAACGCTGTTAACGCTGTATCCGCAACTGAAACAGTGACTGATACGGAGCCAGAAATGGCTTTTTCAATCAGCGTACCAAGGTTGGTATTGGTCGTAGTGCCCCATGTACCAGCTTGCTCACCTGTACCAATAAGCTCAATTCGGAGGTTAGTTGAATAAGTTGACATCTTTTATCCTTACGTAGAAATCTGAGTCCAGTTAGGAGTTTGATTTGTATTTACTAGACCCCATATATTGATAGTGCCGATAGCCCCGGTTGCTTGCACACCAGTCGGAGACACAACGGCTTTAGCTGCTACGGTTACAACCCCTAAAGCAGAAGTAGCTTCTATACCCGTAACAGCCGTATTTGCGTCTGCTTTAGCCGTAGCATTGCCTAGTTGGGTAGTACCAAAAAGCCCAGTAACAGATATGATGTTATTGGTTACAAGTGATACGCTATTTAGTACACCTGTTGCTTCTTCACCGGTAACCGACGTGTTAGCGTCAGCAGTTACAGAAACCGTACCAACAACACTTGAACCATAAACTCCGGCTGGGCTAAGGTTGTTGTTAGTTACTAGACTAATATCCCCAAGCGCAGTAGTGGCTGAGTTGCCAGTAACAGCCGTATTCGCAGCTGCATATATAGAAACGGTACCTACAGCACCAGAAGCAGATACGCCCGTAACAGACAGTATTTGATCTGTAGAAAGCGCGACTGTACCGACTACACCTGTAGCCTCAACACCATCGGGTGCTCCTACCGCATTTACACTTACGGAGGCATCTGATAATGGTAGAGCTGCGAGTGCGGAGAAGCCAAGCACCTATCACTCCTTCGGGTACTTAGCTTTAACCGCTAGACACTTAGCAATATACTCATCTATTTGCGCTTGATCGCCTTTAACAACCCCATCAATGTAGTCTGATATTGGGGGGTACTGGCTTGAACGCCAATTTTTATACGTCCAATCGTCATACGGGTCAAATTGTTCATCCCAAGGTTCGGGTGTTTCTTCAATAACTTCAAAAATCCAAGTAGTGCCGTCCCACCGCGCTTTATGATTGGGTGGAATGTTTGGGGCAGGTATATCCAAAGCGTTTCTAGGAGTAAGAAACACACCCGGCTCAAGTGGTGATTCGTCGGGCTCTACTACGGCTGTAAAATACCCGTCATCATCAAGTTGAACAAGTTGTACCATAAAGACCTCTAGTATTTAATACAAACCAACAAAGCAATGTTAGATGGCCGTACAACGCCACCTGAACCATACCAACGCCCAGCAATACCGTTACCGGCATCGTTAGCTCCACTCTTACTCCAGCTAGACCAACCACTTGCCGGAATATCTCGATAAACAGAGCCGTATGGGCCACCGTTACAACAAGCGAACTGGAAAGCTGAAGTGCGCGGGCTTGATTCACCTTGATAGCTAGCAAATCCCCGTCCAGAGTCTACGCCACGACCATCATCCCACGGACGCATAAAGTATCCGCGCAAATCAGGTACGTTGAAAGTAGTCGACCCATTACCAGCACCCCATGTCGTACCAATAGCCGAGAACAAACTGGCGTATGTAGTACGTGAAACGGCAGCACCGTTTGCTTTTAACCACCCACTAGGAGCACTGCTGGAAGCAAAGTAAGCTACTACCCCAGATGGAACTCCGGAAGCAGTGGTCGAGATACTTATGTTGGCTGAACCATCAATGTTTGCGGAGCCAGTAACATCTCCAGTCAAACTTATGGTTCGCGTTGTAGCCCATTGAGTAGCAGTTGCAGCATTGCCGGATGTGTTCTGGTTACCGGCAGTATCTACCCCGGGCAAGCTAATATTTGCAGTCCCGTCAAAACTAACCCCACCAATGGTACGAGCCGTTTGAAGTGCTGTGGCGGTAGCTGCGTTGCCGCTGGTGTTTTGGTTACCGGCAGTGTTTACCCCCGGCAGGTTTATGTTAGCGGTACCATCGAAGCTAACACCACCAATTGTGCGGGCAGTAGCCAGCTTAGTAGCTGTGGCAGCATTACCAGACGTAGAAGATGAGGTAGTAGCGTTACCACTCAAAGACGCAGTAATCGTACCGGCGCTAAAGTTACCAGAAGCATCACGAGCAACAATGGTTGAGGCCGTGTTTGAACTGGTAGCGTTAGACGTAACCGTGAAGGTCGAGTTACCCGCCTGATCAGCAGTAAATGTAGCAGAGCCTGACAACCCAGTTCCAGACACGCCCATAGATAGCGAGCCATTATTCGGCGCAGTTAGCGTAGCCCAAGAAGTGCTGGAACCGTTGGTTTGCAGATATTTACCGGAGTTACCTGACTGTGATGGCAGCAAGTTATTTAAACCACCATCAGCGGTGCTAGAGTTTGTTCCGCCGTTGGCAATAGGCAAAACACCGGACACGTGGGTCGTCAGACCAATCTTGCCGTAAGAAGGTGCAGCGCCAACACCGCCGGAGATAATCGCGTTGCCCGTAGCAACACCAGCTAACTTATTTAGAGACGTCGTACCATCTGCGTAAACAACGTCACCAACTGTGTAGCTAGTAAGTCCAGTACCGCCGTAAGCAACGCCAATAGTGCTAGCAGTCCAAGTACCGGCAGTAAGAGTACCGACCCCAGTGACCCCAGTGTACGAACCAGATAGCCTGCCGCTAGGCAAGGTGCCTGAAGAAATATTGGACGCATTGGTAGTATCCGTGGTTGCAGAAGCCGCAAGGGCAGTCCAAGTCGGCGCAGCAGAAGCTGAACCCGTACCCGTTTGAGTCAGATATTTAGCCGTTGTAGTGATGTTACCGGCCAACTTAGCCAACGAGTTTGAAGCGTTGGAATACAGAATATCGCCAAGCGTATACGTAGCCGTGCCCGTGCCGCCATTGGTTTCATCAACCGTACCAGTCAGAGAAATAGTCTGGCCGGTAACATCAATGTTTGTACCGCCCGTCAGAGCTGGTGTAGCAGCAAACTGCGAATACGTGATGTTGGTTGTACCAAAAGTAATCGTGCCTTGCGTGGTCAGTACGTACGACTCACCGGCTCCAGTAAGACCTTCTTGCACATAAAACGCATCACCCTGACCCATTGCATCCGGGTCGCTTGGGTTGTAAGTGTCGGCATCGGTTGCCCGAGTCAACACCCAGTTGGTGGAGCCGGAGCCAATATCCGTAACCGTGTAAACACCGTTATGGGCAGCGTTAGACTGCGTATATATCAAAACCCGGTCGCTGGTAGCCATTGTGATACCGTCGATCACTAGCGCAGCTTGGGTACCTGAGTTGGTCAGGGTGGCCCCAACACCAGAGGAGCCGTTATCGTAGGCAGCGGTCAAAGCCGTAGGCGATTCAACCCGAACCGGGTCGTGGTAGTGCAGTGCAGCCGCCGTGGCATTATCTACATAAAGTTTAGTAGCAACATCTAAATCCGCCGTCGGGGCGCTACCAACCGTGATCTTGCCGCCAACCGTTACGTCACCAGAAGTATCTTGGTAAACCGCCCCTTCAGCAGAATAGGTAATAAATACTTCTTTGGTACCGGCACTGAAATTTACAAGCGCATCGGAATTGCTAGAAGTGTATACCGTATCTCTACTGAGAGTTGTACCACTTAAAGTAAAGGTGCCAAGACCAACTTCAAATTCGTTCTCAAACCCGCTTTCGGTGTTATGGATAACGTAGTAAACCGTATCCCCATCCGATATGGCGGAAGAAAACGAACGATAGCCGGTGTAGGCTCCGTTAAGCGTGACAGTGCCTGTCCCCGTCGTGGTGGAGGACTCACGAACGCGGTCTTTGATACTCAGGGCCATGTTGCCCTCCTAATTAAGCAATACGGATAATGGCGTTGGATGCGTCTGCTGCCGGGAACTGAATCGTAAAGTCACCCGCAGTTGACGTTTTATCCCCACCAAAATCCAAAACTGCCACAGCTTTATTCGCGTTGCTGCTGTTGTAGATCAAAGCACCACGTGCCGTAATCGTTGCAGTAGACCAAGTGGTGTTACTGAACGAAATATACGCCGTCGTGCCAGACGACGTTGGGGTTGTTGAAACCGTCAACGTGTTACCGCCCGCAACATACCCGGTGCCAACAGCTTCATTTGAAGTGGTGTACGCGGTCGTAGTGGCATCAAGACTAGCTGACGAGGTGTACAGCGCGATCTTAAAGGTATCAACACCGAAATCATGCTCAGCGTCTAGTAAATCTACTTTGAAGCTGGTGCACATTGCTTGAGTAATAGCCATTTTTAGCTCCTGTCAAATCAAGTTACTGGAACCCGTACCTGCCCAGACCGGTACGAATCTTGCCTTTCAAGCCCATCACCAAGCCGCTTAGCTAGCTGAAGTGCCTCATTGTATTTAGCGTTATACAGTTGCAGTAAGTCGGTTTCACCCTTCATAAAGGTATATGCTTCGACTAAAGAACCATACAACAATACAGAATCAAAGTTATCACCCAACCACGATGTACCAGAAGTGGTAATAGAGTTAGGGTAGTAGTAATAATGTAGCTCGGCGGTATAGTCTGCATCAGGCGTTGGGCCTAGAATAAATGTTAATTCTTCTAAATCACCAGACTGTGGGCCGAAGATAGCGTAATATTTAGGTGTGCCAGTAGCCGTGGGGGTAGGATAGGCTTGCCGGATGAAATTTACATCCTTGTTGAGCAGAAACTCATAAGCGCCGTCACCATCCACAATTGCCAGCGAGTGCGCTGACAAAAAATCGTCCGGGCAAGCTAAATATTTGTTGTTTAGTGTAGCCGTACCTGTTACGTTTTTACGTAGCGATGGGAATTGAACTGAGTTATAAATGCGCTGCTCAGCCTGCTGCACAAACGTAGCAAGTTCTGTGGACGTAAACGTATTCTCCGTGTAGTCCTGTATAGCGGTAGTCAACTCAGAATAGTTCATTACATTACCCCACCGCTAGCCCACGGCACGGAAGTAGCCCAAATTTTTACACTCTGCTTAGGCTCCCAAGGCTGACCGCAGTTAGTGCAAGTGCCGGTTGTTACTTCTTCACGAGAAACAGGATCACTGCAAATAGAACACAAGACTTCGACCTCGTGAGCAGCTTCAACTACCCCACCTTCTAGTTCTCTTGCAGCAAATTTCTGTTTCACGCCATCGGCCCCCGGGCCATAGTGCCCTTGGTTGCTGCACCATTACCACGAGTTTTTACACCCGCAGTTTTTACGCCGGTTTCTGGGTAGCCAGCAGTCTTTGGCACTGGTACAGGCTTTGGCTGCTCATATTTGTTTAAGCAAGCTGTTTTATTCATACTAACTCCTTACGATATAGACACCGTAACAGTGCCAACTGTACCTGAAGATTGCACTCCAGACAAGGGATTAAACGTGCCCGGGATGTACCGGGATGAGGTTGGGACATTCTCAGTGGTAAGCGAACGGTCTGGGCGTGGATCTTTGATCGCTTGAGCATCTACAACGGGGTATTTACCAAGCAAGTTCTGAGGGTGGTCAGGCTCCCAGCACTGGGGGCACACAAACAAGTTGGTCGGTGCTTCCTTGATAACCAGCTCTTTGAGCACCACACGCTTGTACTGAAACCCACACCGATCGCACTCGGCGATGGTGTATTTGCCATTAGCATACTTCGCTACCGTCATTAGGGTTTACCCTATGGTCATGTACCGAGGTACAAGCTGAAACGTGGCTTTTTCCCGATCTTCAGTAGCAGCAAGCTCCCACGCTTCGTCATACTGTTGTTTGAGCAAGCCGATACGCTCTAGCCCACCCGGCAGTTTCATCGCCAGATAGTAAGCCAAACCAGCCGTCAAACAGTTCAAGAACCGGAACGGAACGTCCATTGTATTCACACCGTTTCCAGCGTCCTGAATACGACGTAGCCTCCAGTATACCAAAGTATACGTTTGGGAACTATCTGGTACGGGCCATACATTTATCGACGGAGCGCTCTGTTGCCTGTCAATGTATATCTGTACGGGTCGGCCTTGGGTAAGCTTGTTTGGGATGCTGGCGTACGTCGCCACACTGATACGTGAAAGGCTTAAATCGGCTTGGCTAGCCTGAGACCCCGAATTGGTACGGATCACGTGGTCAAGCAGGTCAACCGTATCAGCCGGTAGGGTGTACGTACCAGTACCAGCAGTGAGCGCCTGAGACCCCTGCTCAACCGTCCAAAGGTTGATACCCCGGTTAGCCCAGTCGGTAAACATCAAGTTCAAACTACGTCGGGCCGTGCGTAGATCATAGCCAGTACGCATCTCGTTACCCGCGCGCTCGAACGCCTCCTCGACCAACTCGGTCAAGTCCATGTTGAATGTTGCGGTACCTGATGTAGCCATTATTAAACCTTCTTAGACATCCTGAGGCGGCGTACGCCGGAACTTGCCTTTGCCACGCCTCCATTTTCCATCTTTCTATGCGGTGCCACCTTTTGGGCTATTTTTTCTGGTTGCTTGACAAATTGTTTCCCAGCAGCCGTACCCTTACGCTTGGCACGGGTCGTCGCAGCATACTCAGCAGGGGTTAGCGCTTTGATAGCCTTCTCGGGCAGGTAGCGCTCACCGGTCTTAGACGACTTTTCACCACTCTTCGTGCCCCATTTCTGCTTCGTCCAAGCTTTCAGCGACTGTTGGGATTTTTTTAAAGTCATTCCTCACCGCCCCAGAAAAACAACACGCGCACAATCACTAAATCAATAGCCAGAGCGCTTTCCCCAGTACCTTCGTCCGCTTCGGGTATGTACTCAACACCTAAGCTTACGCCAAATATGGGATGAGCTTCAACTTCAAAGCTTTTCATAGCTTTTCTGAGGTTTTATACGCCTTTAGCTCTGTTTCAAGCTCTCTAATCCGTTTATCCCGTTCGTCTAGCTTACGCATCAGCCCGATGTTCATTTCCGCCCAAGTAGAGATTGCCTCAACGCGTTCTTTATGATCTTCAGCCATCATCTTGAACATGCGCTCGGCAATGTCTATTTGGGACTTCATGAAATCGTTCATGACTTATACCCACCGCCTTTTTCTTTGTAGCGTTTAGCCAACAACTGTGCCTTGCGGGCTGACCATTGACCAGCGGCAGTGCCCTGCACGTTAGCCGCTTTGATGGACTCAAACAAACTCTTACGCATGCCGGGTTTGGTGTAGTTACCAGCCTGATTTACCTTGGACTTGGTAGCTCCACCTTTTTTCATAGCGACCGGCTTCATAGCCCGCCCCATTCCACGGCATGCCATCATGTCAGCACATCCTTCCTTTGGTCTTACCACGCTGGGCCATGCCGTCGCCGCGACCTTTGGTCACCGACTTGCCGCTGCTGTATTTTTTAACTTCTTTACCGGCTTTCATACCACGGCGAGCACGATCTTCAAGGGCTAACCGACGTGTTTCGCGCGCAAGAATATCTTCTCCGCGAGCCTGTTCAGCAGCCCGAACACCAGCAAAATCAGCGGCGGTAGCACCCGCCATAGCCCCACGTCCGCTGCTTGCTGGACGCTGAGGAACAACCGTAGACGGATCCATATACGGCATAGCATTCGCCGCGCTAGCAGCTCTGGCTCGTTGTTTAACAGCCGCGTCGCGTACAGCGCGAGTAGCGTCTCTACGAGCAGCCATTGAAGCCCGACGAGCGGGAGTTGCAACATCCGCCAATGCAGCTGTTTGCATCAGGTTAGCACGCCGAATATCCGCATCTGACGGGCCTTTTGGAGCACGCATAGAAGCAAGATCTTTAGCCGTAGCACCCGACGCCCGACCACGCCCACTACTCATAGGCATTGGCTTGACAGTAGACGGATCCATGTACGGCTCAATCGTGTATTTTTTCTGAGCTTTTTTCTTAGCCGCAGGTTGCACTTTTGGCTTTTCTTTTACAGAAGGAGCCGCAGCTGCCGCAGGTTTTGTATCTTGTTTTTT